CCGGCGTCTGAGGGCCGAATTAAAAAAGCGGCCAGAGGAGGGCGGGCAGGCGCCAGCGGTTTGAGTCGTGGCGGCGGGCGCGCAGGCGCGTTTCGCCATGGGCCTCGGCAAGGCTGCGAGCCTTCGCTTCGAGCGTGCGAACGAAAGCTGGCTTCGGCGGGATTGTCTTTCCCGAAATCATGCGAGCCGCATCCGCCGCCAGGGCCGCCACAGCGCGGTGACGGCAGCGGGTGGGTTGCCCGCATCACCAGCATCACGCTCACGATAGAGATGGGCTGCAAGCCGGACGATGCCGTGACGCAGGCCCTCCGGCAGCGAACCCCAGCCGGGTGCCAGCCCAGCAGTGAAGCGCACTGCGATCCGTCCGGCGGCGCCTTGCCGCAGGACCCGGACCATGCCGGTTCCATCGCCCTCCAGATCGACCTCATAGGCGTCGCTGGAAAGGGCGATACGCGGGCCTTCCGCCGGGATGCCCTCGACCCCGGTGATCGCCTGCACCGGCGCGCTCAGCAGCCGCTGCCAGCCGGGAGAGGAAGTGTGAATTTCCTCGCAGGTCTGTTGCAACGGCATGCAGCCGGTGAAGCCTTCGCAGGTTTCGACTGCCGCACCGATCAGCCCGGTAAGCAGCACGTCCTCGGCCGAACTGGTGATGGCGAGCCAGCTCTTGAGCTCGCCAAGCGCAGCACCGCCCAGCTCGGCGGGCGCAAGTATCGCTCGCTTCATGATGATCTCCGATGTGAGAGAAAAAGGCACCCGCGCCGGCAAGGGGGAACCGGCGCGGGTGTTATCCTCCCCGGTACGGGGAGGGGGACCACCGGAGGTGGTGGAGGGGCACCCTCGGATGTTTGGAACACTGGCAGGTGCCCCTCCACCCCGAGCCGCTTCGCGTCTCGCGGTCCCCCTCCCCCGGTGGGGGAGGAATTTACCCTTCGATCTTGAGCAGCTTGATCGCGTTGCCGTCGAGCACCTGTCCGCCTACGCGCCTGGTGGCGTAGAAGTGGACATAGGGCTTGTTGGTGAAGGGATCGCGCAGGATCTGCGTGGCGCTGCGTTCGGCGATCAGATAGCCGTGGCGGAAATTGCCGAAGGCGATCGGGTAAGTGCCTGCGGCGATATCGGGCATGTCCTCGGCCTCGACCACCGGATAGCCGAGCAGCCGGTCGGGCTGGCCTTCGACGAGACCAGGTTGCCACAGGAACGCGCCATCGGCGGTCTTGAGCTTGCGCACTTCGGCCAGCGTTGCCGAGTTCATCACGAAGCTCGCGCCCTGGCGATGCCCGGCCTTCATCGTGTGGACGAGGTCGATCAGCTTTGCATCGGGATTGGCGTCGAAGCCCGCCGCGTCGCCGCTGCCGATATATTGCAGCGTGCCCGCCGGGCGCACGCCGTCCTCGGCGGTGGTGGCGGGTGCCGACAGGAAGCCCTCGGGCTGGTCGATCCCGCTGCCGCCGACAAAGGCGGCTCCCTCGGCGCGGGCGAATTCCATCGCAATCTCGCTCGCCAGCCAGCTTTCGAGATCAAACGCCGCGTCGTCGAGCATGGCCTGCGATGCCGCCGGGTTGGCGTAAAGCTCGCCCGTCGGCGGGGCGATTTCGCGGAATGTGGGCGTCGCGGTTTCAGGGCGGCCCGCCACTTCGCTGACCCAGCCGGACGCTGCGCCGCCGCCCGTCACCAGCTTGCGATAGCCTGCACTGCCGGTCTGGACGACCTGCGCCAGCGCGCGGATCGGGCTGATCTCGACCAGTTCGCGGGCGATCATCGCGTCGATTTCCTGCGGCACGGCATAGCCGCCATCGGCAGGCACACTGCCACTGATCGACTTGATTTCAGCCGTGCTGCCACGGCGAAGGTAGCCGTCGACAAAGCCTTTCACCTCGGCGCTGTCGCTCGCCCCGCCAATCGCCGGGCGCGCGGCGCGGCCCATCCGCTCGACGCGGGCTTTCACCTCGTCAACATCGCTGCGCAGCGCGGCGACATCGGCTTCGGTCTGATCCTGGCGGGCAACGATATCGAAGCTGGCGTCGATCGGGTCGGTGGTTCGGGTATCGGTATCCATGGAGGTTCCTTTCGTGGGGGAGGGGTTCGATCCCCCGCGCAGGCGGGGGTCTCGGTAGGATTGGCGCTCGGTTGACTGCGGTCCCCGCCTGCGCGGGGACTCAAGCTATGAAATGCACTCTCGCGAGATGTTGCAGCGGGTGGGTGACGAGGCTGATTTCGAACAGTTCGACATCCTCCAGCACCCGGCCTTCGGGTTCATGGCGAAAATTGCGCGCGCGGTAGCCGAAGCTGAGGCCGCTTATCGCGCGGCGGCGGAGCATGGCGGCGGCACGGCCATCGGGATTGTCGAGGCGGGCGACCACGCGCAGGCCGCGTGCGTCCTCCTCTGCCCGCTCGACCCAGCCGATTTGCTGGTCGGGCCGGTGTTGCCAGTAGAGCGGCAGTGGGTCCGCCCTTTCCGAGAGTGTCCGGCGGAACGCCCCGGTGCGGATCGTGTCGCGGCTGGCGTCGGCACGGTCGAACAGCGCGGCATAGCCGGCGATTCTCATTGCAACTTCCGTTCGTGCTGAGCCTGTCGAAGCACGCCTGCGCCAAGGCCCTTCGACAGGCTCAGGGCGAACGGGGATATGGGCCTCACTTGAGCAGCCCCGGCATGCCGAGCCTCACCGCAATGCCGATCAGCAGCAGCGCGAGCACTCCGCGTACCGTCCATTCGATTGCCGCCTTCCACGCGCTGGCCTTGGCATCGCGCCAGGCGCGGAGCAGTTCGCGCAATTCGTCGATATCGTCCTGCGCGCCCTCGTCGCCGAGGCCGAGTTTCTGCAGCACGCGGTTCGCCCCGATTTCGGAGCTTTCCTCGACAATGGCGCGCAGGGTCACCAGTTCGCCGCCTTCGGATGCGGCCTGCGCCAGCAGCCCGGCAAGCATGTCTTCTCGTGTCATTCGGCGTCTCCATTGGGGTTCAGGCCGAGCAGTTCGCGCTTCTCGGCGGATGTGAGGAAATCTGCGGCGGAAACCTGCGTCCACAGCTTCTCGCGGTCGTCGGCGAGCGCGGGCACGCGGTCGAGATCGACCGACAAGGCGAGGTCGGGAAACCACGGGGCCAGCCCCTCCGAAAGCCCGGCCAGGATCTTGCCCGCCAGCGGCAGCAGGGTCAGCCGCCACAGCGCGCGGTTGGCCTCGCGATAGTTCGAATAGGTGTTGTCCCCCGGCAGGCCGAGCAGCATTGGTGGTACGCCAAATGCCAGCGCGATGTCGCGCGCGGCGGCGGCTTTCAGCGTCGCGAAATCCATGTCTGCGGGCGAAAGCGCCATGCTCTGCCACTTGAGCCCGCCCTCCAGCAGCAGAGGCCGCCCGGCATTGGCCTGACCCTGATAGGCGGTGGCGAGCTCGCTCTTGAGCCGCTCATACTGGTCGGCGGAAAGCCCTGCGCCATCGCCCGGCTCATAGGTCAGCGCGCCACTGGGCCGCGCCGCATTGTCGAGCAGCGCGCGGTTCCATTCGCTCGCCGCATTGTGGATCGCGATTGCCGGATCGGCGGCGGCGAGCGAGCCAGCGCCGTAGTGGTCGTCGCCCGGATGGAAGCTGCGGATATGGATCAGGTTGGGCCAGCCATCCTCGTCTTCCAGCGGGATCGCCAGCGTGCGGCCCGCGATGCGGTATTCATAGCCCTTGGGCCAGCCATCCTCGCCCGGCACGACCTTGAGCCGCTCGGGGCGCAGGGCAAACAGCTCGACCGGCTGGCCAGCACCGTCCTTCATCAGCTGGATAAAGGCATTGCCGTGGAGCAGGAGATGCGCCGCGACCGTCTCGACCAGCGATTGCCCGGCGGACGTCGCGCCGATCAGCGCGCTTACCTGTTCGCCCGGCGGGGAGAGCGGCGCGCTGCCGACCCCCTCCGCCACGATCCGCACCGCGCGCTGCGCGACCGGATTGCCGACGAACCCGTCCCGGATCGCACGGCCATAGTCGAAGGCGCGCGGGCGCGGCGCGGCATCGAAGGCCACGGCCCAGGGTGAGATAAACCCGCTGGCGATAGGCACACGGGAACCGCCCCCGCCCTTGAAGGCGGAAGCGAGAGTTGTGAGGAAGGACATTGGAAGCTCCAATAAAAAAGGCCGCCCGTTTGGGCGGCCTTGCTTTGAGATTCGCGGTTTGAGGACCTCAGGTCTGGACGACGTCGTCCGGTGCCGTCGAACTGCATTTATACGTCAGATAGCAGCCGATATGCCCAAGCTCGGACCAGAACCGCCCGAAACGTATCAGGCGGGTCATAGTTGCTGTTAGCCTTGGTTTGCGGACCTTCTTGAATAGCAACGCTTCATCGAGCAGGCCGATCATAGAGAACATGTGTATCTGTGCAATTTTCGCTTGGCCGAGTTCTTCAAGTTGAGCATTCACTGCCCTGCCAAGGAAGTAGATAAGCTTAAACTGGCAGAAGCTTTCGCGGGGGAAGACCCCCACCAAGCTTGAATAGTTCGTTATACCGAATGCCGAAGCGCGAAAGATATTCTCCGCATTCTTTTCGATGACTTGCTCGTAAATGCGCAGCTCGTTTTCAAAATCGACCGGCCCGCTTGCAAGCTTAGCATAGGAATGC